GAGGATATAAGGATTGTGGTTTGGATAGTAAATACCTTCAAGAGGGATTATCAGGTTCTTAATTAAAAAAATTTTACTTATTACCACTTGTTCAATTATAAATATTAGCATAAATACACATGAAATTCATTAATGCCCTCGTGGTGAAATTGGTAGACACAAAGGACTTAAAAACTACGAACACAATTTACGCCTCCGACATATCTACTCTGGCGTAGTAGAATAACATATAATCCAAGCCTTTTAAACTGTTGCGTAGTCAATTCGTGATAGTTACGCTGTCGTAGTAGATGTGCACTTCAATGCACAAAGACTACGAACAAACTATAAACACACATGAGGTAAATATGGATATAGACGCTAAAATACTTGAGAAATTTAACATTCTTAAAAGAGACAAGAGTGTGCCTTCAACTCAACATGAAAAAATAGAGGCTCAAAAGACGCTAGAAATAGCTATGGTTAAAAGTGGTATCAAAAGGTTCCACAAGAATATTAATAAATCCAGAGCTAAACTATCAGACAAAGGCAAAGCCAGGGAAAGTAGTGAGAGCACTACAATTTATGGCCAAGTGCTAATACAGACAGGCTTGGAGCCTTTAAACAGTGCTTTAAACAAATACTTCATAGAAGCATTTGATGGGCATGCCAAAAGATATGCAACTGAAGCTACTTTGTTAGCTAAATGTATTCCTATCCAGGAAGTAGAAACAGAAAATCCAGAGAGGTGGTCTAGTATTAGTTTTATATGTTTAAAAGCTGTACTGGATAGCATCACTGTTTCATCAACCCAAACAAAAGCAGTATTGAAAATAGCTAGTGCTATTGAGGATGAAGCTAGGCTCTTATATTTTAAGGAAAGTGATAACAAGACCTACAGCCAGACTAAAGAATGGCTTAAAACTAAGAACAATTACAGGCATAAAAGGAAGGTATTCCAATATGCTATGAACAAACACCAGTTGGAATACACTGGTTGGTCTAAAGAAGAGAGGGTCAAACTAGGTAAATTGTTGCTGGAAATGTTAGCCAGCACCACTGGTTTTATCAAACTTACCAAGACTTATGCTCAAAAGAACAAGTCAATTGTCTATGTCCAGGCCACTGAAAAAACAATGGAATGGATTGAGCAGAAAAAATTACATGCAGAAATTTTAAAACCATTTAGGGAGCCCATGGTTATTGCACCTAAAAGGTGGGACAACAATCCTTATTCTGGTGGGTATGTAATTAAAGATTTGAGGCCAGCTCAATTAGGTTCCACTGTAGGAGAACTTACATCCAAAAATCAACAATCAACTGACGAGGTAAAACATGCACTATAATATGGTGAAAAGAGCATCCAGAGCTTATCTGGAAGAAATAGCAAACAGAGCACATGAAATGCCAGAGGTTTATAAATGTATAAACACTCTACAGGAAACACCTTTTAAGGTTAATGTTTCTGTTTATCAGGTACTAAAAACAATCCATGAAAAAGGTTTACCACTTGCTGGTTTACCTAGTAGTAAAATACCACTACCACCAAAACCTTTTGATATTGGAACCAATGAAGAAGCTAGAAAAGATTATAGTAGGAAAGCTTTAGCTGTTCATAATTACAATGCAACAATTGATAGTAAGGCTTTACTTACTGAAAAAATATTTAGTGTTGCAGATACATATGAACAATTTGAAGAATTTTATTTTCCTCTTCAATATGATTTTCGTGGCAGAATTTATTGTGTGCCAGAAGGATTAAACTATCAGCAAAATGATTTAGCTAAAGGTTTATTACTTTTTAGAAATGGTAAAAAGATTGGAACCCAATTAGCTGTAGATAGATTAGCTGTGCATGGTGCCAATATGTATGGTCATGATAAAGATACTTTAGAGAACAGAATAAAATGGGTTAGAGAAAATGAAAAATTTATTTTGCAATCTGCTGAAGACCCACATAATAATTATGAGTTCTGGGCTGAAGCATCTGAACCAGTACAATTCTTATCATTTTGTTTTGAGTGGAATGACTTCTGTAAATCTGGAAAAAGTTTAGACTTTATAACTAATGTAATTTGTTATTCTGATTGTACTAATTCTGGTCTACAAATTTTTTCAGCATTACTAAAAGATGAAAAAGGTGGTAATGCAGTAAACCTGGTACCATCTAATAAAGTTCAAGATGTATATGGTGAAGTTGCAAATGCTACTATTGAGTTGCTTGAAGCAGAACCAGACAGCCAATTAAAAAAGATATGGTTGGACTATGGTATCAACAGGAAGACTACAAAAAAAGTTACCATGTGTATTGTATATGGACTAACTCAATTTTCTTGTAGGAAATATATTCAAGACCACCTGGAGGAACTTCAAGAAGATGGTATTAAAGATATACCATTCTCTACTGACAGAAATCCTATGCCTGGTGTGCCTAATATATTTAAAGGTTCAGCATACTTATCTAGGTTTGTATGGAAGGCCTTGGATGAAGTAATTGTATCAGCTAAAGAAGCGATGAAATGGTTACAGGATACATCTAAATTAGTTTCAGAAAATGGATTGCCAGTTGTTTGGACTACACCTACAGGGTTTAAAGTTCAGCTAGTTTGTCCAGTATTAGAAACTAAGAGAATAAATACTTATATGGGAGAAAAAATATTTAGACCCAAAAGTAATACCTATACTCCAGACATCAAGAAAACTACAATAGCAGTGGAGACTAACAAGATAGACAAGCGTAAAGTATCTAATAGTATTTCACCTTGTTTTGTTCACGCACTCGATGGCGCTGTCCTTCAAAAGGCTGTGAGTAAAGCTAAAGATTACAACATAGAAAACTTTGCTTGTGTCCATGATAGCTTTGGTGTCCTGGCAACAGATGTTCAATTGATGAACCAATCATTAAGAGAAGCGTTTGTTGAAATATTTGATGGGAAAAATTTACTTGAAGAATTTAAAGATGAAATGCTCCCACAAATTCAAAAAGAAAAACAACACAAAATAAAACCTACTCCAAAACAAGGCACTCTGGAATTGAAGAATGTATTGGGTAGTTATTATTTCTGTAGTTAAATGACTACGCTAGCGTTTATAACAAGACACTATAGATGAACTGAAACTTCATCAGTGTTGGGCTGGGCAATTATTTGTTGTGTGCGAAAAATATTAACCACAGCCCAACATTAAATTTAACTTACATACCTAGGAGGGTATAATTATGCAAAAAGCAAAAACCTTTACTTCTCCTTTTGGCAAAGCCATCTATCCACATTTAACTAAATGTGATGTGAGGTTCAAACCAGAAGGTGAATACAAAGTAGACTTGGAACTTGGTGAAGCTCCAGCAAATAATCTTGTAAAAATTTTAAAAGAATATCAAGTTAAAGCTGTATCAGAAGCCAAAGACAAGACAGGTAAAAAAGAAATTAAAACAGCTCCTTTACCTTATAAAAAAGAAGATGATAAATATGTCTTCAAATTTAAAATGAAGGCCAGTGGTACCAATGGTAAAACTGGTGAGACTTTTAAACAAAGACCAGCTTTATTCGATAGTGAATTAAAACCAATTAGTCCAGAAGACACAAGTATCTGGGGTGGTTCAATTTTAAGAGTAAGCTTTCAACCATTCCCTTGGTTTACTCCAGCACTTGGTGCAGGTGTATCCTTAAGACTTAAATCAGTTCAAGTAAAAGAATTAGTTGAAGGTGGTGGACAAACTGCTGAAGCCAGTGGTTTCGATAAAGTAGATGGTTACTCCAATAATACAGGGTCGGACAATGTGGAAGTACAAGAAGAAGTTTCCAGCGCAACCGACTTCTAAATTCAAATCTAAACTTGAGGAAGATTTTAATAATTTTCTTGAGCAGAATAATATTTTATTTGGCTACGAAGATTATAAAGTAAACTTCCTCAAGCCAGAAAAACCTTCCAAATATACTCCAGATTTTAACTGTCCAGCTAAAGATAAATTTAAAATTATATTTGAAACTAAAGGACAGTTCTTAACTTCAGATAGGAAGAAACATTTATTAATCAAAGAACAACATCCAGATTTAGATATTAGATTTGTGTTTTCTAATTCAAGAACAAAAATTGGAAAGAAATCTAAAACAACTTATGGCAGATGGTGTGAACTTAAAGGGTTTAAATACCACTGCATTTATTCAACAAAAACTTTCTTACCAGATGAGTGGGTAAAAGAAATTAAACAACAACAAAAAGGATTTTAATTATGAGTAGAAAATCTACAGATTATTTTATTATACATTGTACAGCAACTAGACCTTCAATGGATATTGGTTATGAAGAAATCAACCGATGGCATAGAGAGCGAGGTTGGTTATCTTGTGGGTACCATTTTATTATTAGAAGAAATGGTGTCATTGAAGATGGTAGAACAACTGATGCAGTTGGAGCTCACTGTCGTGGAAAAAATCATAACAGCATAGGTATTGCTATGGTTGGTGGTGTTGCAGAAGATGACATATCAATTGCAGATGCAAATTACACTGGTGAACAATGGACAAGCTTAAAGAATTTAATTGAGGAATTACACAAAACATATCCTCATGCAGAAGTAAAAGGCCACAATAATTTTTCAGATAAACACTGTCCTTCATTCGATGTTGATGACTATGCTAAGACAGAGTTTTTATGGGTAGAAGGAGACTTAATACCTGGTGATGAGGGTTATGAAGAGCCAGGAGAATAATTCAGAATTTATTAGGCACGAGGCCTGTCCCAATTGTAACTCAAGAGATAACCTAGCCAGGTACTCTGATGGACACGCTTACTGTTTTGGTTGTGAGTATAGAGAAACAGCCAATGGCGAAGTAAACGAATTTATTAATACAAAGGAAAAATCAGATATGATTACAGGTGAAGTGCATGCGTTATCAAAACGACAAATAGATTTTGATACATGTAAATTTTTTAATTATCAAACTGGCACCTACAATGGTCAGCCAGTTCAAATAGCTCCATACTATAATTCTAATTATAAGATGGTTGCTCAACACATTCGATTTCCAAACAAAGATTTTATTTGGTTAGGAGATATGAATGAAGTTGGATTGTTCGGACAGCACAAATGGAAGGGCAATCAAAAAATGATTACAATTACAGAAGGCGAAATTGATTGTATGTCAGTTTCTAAAATTCAAGGTAATCGCTGGCCAACAGTAAGTGTACCATCTGGTGCAAAGTCAGCTAAAAAATATATTAAAAAGAATTTAGAATATTTAGAAAGTTTTGAAAATGTAGTTTTAATGTTCGATAATGATGAAGCAGGTAATCAAGCTTCAATCGAATGTGCTCAATTGTTTAGTCCAAAAAAAGCTCTTATCTCAAAGTTACCTTTAAAGGATGCCAACGATATGTTGGTGTCCAATAGAGGTAAAGATATTATCAGCCATATATGGAACGCTAAAGCTTACACACCAGAAGGTATAGTTGCTGGTGCAGACACTTGGGATTTAGTTATCAAAGATGATAGCAAAGAAAGTACACCTTATGTTTGGCATGGACTAAATAAGAAAACAAAAGGTATTCGTAAAGGTGAAATAGTTTTATTTACAGCAGGCAGTGGAACTGGAAAGAGCCAGGTCTGTAGAGAAATTGCATTTGATTTAATTAATAAAAATAAAAATGTTGGCTACATAGCTTTAGAAGAAAGCGTAGCTAGAACTGTAAGAGGTTTAATGAGTATTGATTTAAACCAAAAGATACACGAAGAAGATATTAGAAAAGATATTGATGAAGAAACTCTAAAAACTTCTTGGAATAAAATTCAAGGTAAAACATATTTTCACAAACACTTTGGTTCAACAGATAGTGAAAACTTAATGTCTAAAATTAGATATTTAGTTAGAGGATGTGATTGTGATTATATTGTATTAGACCATATCAACATGGTTGTCTCTGGTATTGAAGGAGACGAAAGAAAATTAATTGATTATACGATGACCAGGCTACGAAGTTTAGTTGAAGAATTAAACTTTGGATTAATATTGGTTTGTCACTTAAAAAGAATTGAAAGTAAGTCTGGTCACGAAGAAGGTGCTATTACTTCCTTAAGTCATTTAAGAGGTAGCCATGCTTTGGCACAGCTTACAGATATTTGTATTGGTTTAGAACGAAACCAGCAATCAGAAGAAACCCAAGACATATTAACAGTTAGAGTTTTAAAGAACAGATACTGTGGAGATACAGGAGTTGCATGTGCATTACATTATAACAAAGAAACTGGAAGATTATCTGAAGGTGATTTCAGTAATGGCTAAAGAAAAACAGATAGATGATATTCTTAAAGAATTTATAGAACAAGATAGAGATTTTGAGCACCTAGAAGAGGATGACAAAATCTATATGTATTCAACATTAAAAAAGATTTTAAAATTAATTCATTTAGTTTTGAAATATCCAAATGTATGTCCAATATTATTTGTTCATACACCATTAACCAAAAGAATTTTGGAAGACGCATTTTATAATGTAGCTCCAACAATTCCAACAATCTTAAATATAAAGATAGAAGTGATGCAATAAATTATGAGAGTAATATTTGATTTAGAAACAAATGGTTTCTTATCAGATGCAACCAAAATACATTCAATTGTAATTAAAGATATAGATACCAAACAAGTCTTCTCATATCATGGAGATAAAATTGGTAGAGGTTTATATATTTTAAGTGGCGCTAGCTTATTAGTTGGCCACAATATTTTAAAATTTGATTTACCTGTCATAGAAAAATTATATCCAGAATATAAAATTGAAGGTGAAGTGTTTGACACTTTACTGGTTAGCAGATTGATATGGACTAATAGAAAAGAACTAGACTTTCAAATGAAAGAACTGCCATTAAATTTAGCAGGAAGACATTCATTAGAAAGCTGGGGTTATAGACTAGGTTTAAGAAAAGGTGACTATGCGAAAGAGAATGACTTCTCTGTATGGACACCAGCTATGCAAACATATTGTGAGAGGGATGTAGAAGTAACTTATGAATTTTTCAAATTAATTGAAAAACAAAATTACTCTACTGAAGCAATCAAGTTAGAGCACGACTTTGCCAGATGTATATATCTGCAAGAAGCACATGGATTTCATTTTGATGTGGCTTCTGCAAAGAAGCTGTATGCCTCACTTGCAAACAGGAGGTTGGAGCTAGAGAAATCTTTAGTTTCAACCTTCCCAAATTGGAAAAAATATATTGGTACCTTCATACCTAAAAGAGACAACAAAACTCTTGGTTATAAAAAAGGTGTGCCAATTAAAAGGTATAAAGAATTAACTTTTAATCCTAATTCAAGAGACCACATATCTGATAGGTTAATGAACAAAGGATGGAAGCCTAGAGAATTTACACCAGATGGTAAACCAAAAGTGGATGAAAGTGTTTTATCAAAACTAATTTATCCAGAAGCTAAATTATTAGCTGAACATTTTTTAATACAAAAACGAATAGGACAACTAGCCGAAGGAAACAACGCCTGGTTAAAATTACAAAGGGATGGAATATTATATGGAAGCGTTATCACAAATGGTGCGAACACTGGTAGGTGCACTCACCAAAAACCTAATGTTGCTCAAACACCTTCAGTTGGTGTTCCTTATGGTAAAGAATGTAGGTCTCTATTTACTGTTCCTAATGGTTTTCAGCTTATTGGTTGTGACGCTAGTGGTCTCGAACTTCGTTGTCTTGCTCATTATATCGGTGCGTTCGATGAAGGAAGTTTTACGAAGCAATTACTCCATGGGGATATTCACACCTACAATCAAAAACAGATTGGCTTACCAACAAGAGATTTGGCGAAGAGGGTCATCTATGGTTGCATCTATGGCATCGGAGATACAAGGCTTGGTGCAGTTGTTGGGAAAAGCTCCCAAGAAGGAAAAAGAATAAAAGCAAAATTATTTGAAGCATTACCAGCATTAAAACAATTGAGAGATAATGTTATTATTGCAACAAGAAATAAAAAATATTTATTAGGTTTAGACAAAAGAAAATTAATTCCAAGGTCTGAACATTCAAGTTTAAATTTATTAATACAAAGCTGTGGCGCATTAATTATAAAAATGGCTACAGTTATTTTACATAAAAAATTAGAGGAAAAAAAATATGATAAGAATATCTGTACTATGGTTGCTCATGTTCATGATGAGTTACAACTTCAGTGTAAGTCTGATTACGCTGATGAAGTAGGAAAGATTGCTGTGCAATCAATTAAAGATGCAGGTACATATTTTAATTTAAGATGTCCTTTAGATGCTGAATATAAAATAGGAAACAATTGGGCTAGTACCCATTAGTTGTTGGTGCCCTCAGACAGACTCGAACTGTCACTCCCAAAAGGGCAAGGATTTTCGTACCACTATAGCTTTCGCTACACTTTCGTTTTGTGGTCTGGACTATACCTTAAGCAGTTAAGCTTCCTAGTGTCTAGTCTCTACACCTCACATTCCTCAAAATGTTTTGGCTCGGTATTAGCATTTAAAAGCTTTCACCGAATTTACCAGGTTCTACTTCCGAGCTTTCGCTTGGAGCACTCAAATTAAATTTAAGTCCTTTGTGTCTACCAATTTCACCATGAGGGCAATCAACAACAAAAAGGTTTTACAAAATATAATCATGTTTAACAACAATAAAGATTTCGATTTTGATTTAGCGAGAGGAGTAAAATCCGAACACTCGTTAGCTCAAATATTAGGATTAAGTAAGGATAAATTCGAGGTTAAATCAGAATTTGGTTTTTGGCAGAAGTCTGGAAACATTTGTATTGAGCTTGCATATAAAGGAAAACCTAGTGGATTAAGAACAACCAAAGCAAAATACTGGGTACACAGATTTATGTTTAATAAAGATGTGTGCGTAGGTCAGTGGCTTGTACCAGTTAAGAATTTAAAACAGATAGTTAAAATTTTTATTAAAGAAAATAAAAAAAGAAAATCACAAATCATAAGGATGCTTGGAGACAATTATCAATCCAGGTGTGTCTTAATTCCAATGTCAGAATTTCTAAATTTATGGAGGAAAGTTGAAATTAAAACCAAAGATACCAAAACTAAATAGAAAAAATTTTCCATACAATTTCTGTTTAGCTTATTGGATTGATACGAACTCCAGTTCTACTTGGGAAAATTTAGAGAGTATTAAAAAAAGCATACCAAGTATTTGTATTACTACAGGTTGGTTAGTCTCTAAAGAAAACAACTCACATACATTTATAGGTGACTTAAGTTTTAATGACGATGGTTCCATAAGTGAATGTGGAAACACAACCTGCATACCTACACAAAATATAATTAAATTGAAAAGGATAAAAATATAATGATTAGAAGAATAGACCAAAGCAAAAGAACTTTAATAGTAGATGGTTCTTTATTTGTTTACAGGATAGCTTCAGCATTAGAAGAGGCCACACAATGGGAAGATGATATGTGGACTTTACATGCAGATGCTAAACTTGGAAAAAAAGTAGTTGATACAACATTAGGAAATTATAAATCAAAATTAAATTGTGATAAAATAATTATAGCTGAAGACCATAAGAAAAATTTTAGACACGACATTTATCCTAAATATAAATCACATAGAAAAAAAGTTAGAAAACCAATTATAGTAAAACCTCTTAAGGAATACTTACAAAAAAATTATGAGTGTGTTTCGTTACCTAATTTAGAAGGTGATGATGTGTGTGGAATATTAGCAACTAAACCAGAGAATAAAGACAAGGTTGTCGTTTTATCTGGTGATAAAGATATGAGAACTATTCCAGGTATTCATCATTTTATACATGATGACAGCACTGAAGTTGTTGATGAAAAAACAGCTAATTATAATTTTATGTATCAAACATTAGTTGGAGATTTAACTGATGGGTTTGGAGGCTGTCCAACAATTGGTGGTGTTAAAGCTTCAAGAGTTTTAGCAAACAAAAAAGACCTTCCAGAAATGTGGGAAGCTGTTGTTGGTGAATATAAAAAACAAAAACTAGATTTAGATTATGCGCTTACTCAAGCAAGACTAGCTAGAATATTAAGAGCAACTGATTGGAATAACAAAACAAAGGAGCCAATATTATGGAAACTATAATTAGAGATGTATTGTTAATAGCAATAGGTTTTATTTCATGTGGTCTCATTAGCTTTTGGATTGACTTAAATAAAGATAAAGAAAAAAGACGATGGGAACAATGGTATCAAAACAGAAACAAAAGATGACTAATAAAGATATATTTGAAAGCTTAAAGTACCAAGAAGGTGGCAATCATTATTCTAAAATGAAGGTACAACCAGCATACTTTATTAATGAAAACAATCTTCCATTTGCTGAAGGTAATGCCATTAAATACATTTGCAGGCACAAACATAAAGGTAAAGAAGAAGACATTAAAAAAGCCATTCATTACTTAAATATGATTTTAGATAGAGACTATTCATAGTCGATAAAAGGACACTTTAGATATATGCAACCAAAACAACAAAAACTACCAGTTATAACTAATGAACTATTAGAAGCATTAGACGAATTATTTCCAGAAAGAACTCCAGAAATAAATATGGAACCAAAGGAAATGTATTACAGAATTGGTCAAAGAAGCGTTGTTCGTTTCTTACATCAAAAACAAAAAGAGCAATCAGAAAACATTATGGAGAAAAAATAATATGTGTTCATTCAAACAACCTAGTCCTCCACCTATGCCAGAGCCAGCTCCAGTAGCTCCACCACCAGTAACGCAAAATACTCAAGGTAGTGCTAGACCAGCAGGTTATTCAGATGGTAGTGGCAGAAGTAGAAATACTGCTACATCTGCTGACAGGAAGAGAACAGGGTCATCGAATTTAAGAATACCAATTATTGGTGGACTATAAATTAATGGAAAAATATCCAAGTGGTTCAATGAACCAAGCTGACACTTTAGAAAGTAGATACAATTCTAAATCACAAGAGCGAGAAATTTATCTTGAAAGAGCAAGAGATTGCAGTGAATTAACTATACCTACACTTATACCAGAAAGTGGCTCAACATATTCAGAAGAATTTCAGACTACCTATCAAGGTATCGGAGCTAGAGGTGTCAATAATCTATCATCTAAATTATTATTATCATTATTACCACCCAATGCTCCATTCTTTAGATTAGGTATCGATACATTTGCAGTTAAAGAAATTGAAGAAGATGAGAATTTAAGAACACAAATAGATAGTGGATTAGTTCAAATTGAAAAAGCTGTCATGGATGATGTTGAAATGTCTAATGATAGAGTTGCTGTATTTGAAGCATTAAAACATCTTATTGTAGGTGGTAATGTTTTATTATTTGTAAGCAAAGAAGGTTTAAGAGTATTTCCATTATCTCATTATGTAATTCAAAGAGACCCAATGGGTAATGTGTTAGAGATAATTACTAAAGAAAGTATTCATTATTCAGCATTACCAGAGCATATTAATGAATTACTACAATCCCAACACAAAGATTATAAGACAGATGGTACTTGTGATTTATACACATGTGTCAAAAGAAAAGACAATAAGTTTGTAGTTCATCAAGAAGTAAAAGGAATTGATATTCCAGAAAGTCATGGTGAATATAAATTAGATAACTCTCCATACATTCCATTAAGAATGATTAGAGTTGATAGTGAAAGTTATGGAAGAAGTTATGTTGAAGAATATTTAGGAGACCTAATATCATTAGAAGGTCTTACAAAAGCTATTGTAGAAGGTTCATCAGCATCTGCAAAAACATTATTTATGGTGGCTCCCAATGGAACTACTAGAGCCAAAGCATTAGCTGAAAGTGAAAATGGTGGAATTATTGAAGGTAATGCTACAGATGTATCAGTATTACAAGTAGGTAAGTTTCCAGATTTTAGAGTTGCTCAAGAGACAATGGCTAAAATTGAACAAAGATTATCTTACGCATTTTTATTAAATGCTTCAGTTGTTAGAGATAGTGAAAGAACTACAGCAGAAGAAGTAAGAATGACAGCACAAGAATTACAAGATAGCCTTGGTGGCATCTATGGAATTTTATCACAAGAATTTCAATTACCATTTGTTAAAAGAAAATTATCAATATTAAACAAAACTAAAAAATTACCTCAACTACCTAAAGGAATTGTATTTCCAAAAGTTATTACTGGAATAGAAGCTTTAGGTAGAACAACAGATAGAAATAAATTAATTGCATTTTTACAAACATTAGCTGGCACATTAGGTGCTGAAGCTATTGGTAAATATGTAAATGTAACTGAAGCTATAAAAAGATTAGCAACAGCCGATGGTATAGAAACTAAAGGCTTAATAAGAACTGAAGAAGATTTACAAGCTGAAGCACAAGCTCAACAACAAGCTATGATGGATGGGCAACAACAATCAGCATTGTTAAACGCAGGTGAGAAAATTGCAGGTAACATACCTCCTCAAGCATTAGGAGAAGCATTAACTCAACAACCCGAATAAGGAGAAATAAATGGTTGATAAAGTAGAAATGACTACTGAAGAAAATAATCCTTCATTAGAACAACAAGCAGAACAACAAGAAACAAACTCACAAAGCACTCAAGAAGCTCAAACTACAGAGACTTCTAGTGAGAGACCAGAATGGCTTCCAGAAAAATTTGGAAACGCTGAAGAATTAGCTAAAGCTTATGGTGAACTTGAAAAGAAATTCTCAAGTAATCCAGAGGAACCAGCTAAAGCAGAAGACTTAAACATAAAAGAAAACAAACCAGAAGAAACACAATCTGGCCAAATGGATAAATTTTATCAAGAGTTTGCTGACAAAGGTGAATTATCAGAAAACAGTTACACAGAATTATCAAAGATAGGATTGAGTAAAGAAGTAGTTGATACTTATATTTCTGGCCAACAAGCTTTAATAGACCAAAAAGCAAATAAGATAATGGCTACTGTTGGTGGTCAAGAGCAGTACAGTGAAATGGTAAACTGGGCATCAAAGAATTTAGAAGCTCAAGAAATAAAAGCATTTAACAACACATTAGATAATGGAACTATAGAACAAGCTCAATTAGCTATTGCTGGTGTTCAAGCAAAATATAATCAAAACAATGCAGAGCCTAATTTATTTACAGGTAATAAAGCTGAAGCAAATGTTGGTTATAGGTCTGTTGGTGAAATGCTTACTGACATCAACGACCCAAGATATTCTACAGACAGTGCATTTAGACAAGATGTAGAAAACAAAGTTAAACAATCAAACACATTATAATAACACCTACTTAGGTGGGAAGGAGAAACATGTCATTATATAGAAATATTAATGCTAGGAAAAAAGCTGGTACTTCAAGACCAAAATCTAAAAGTACAATATCAGCAAAATCTTATTCAAACATGAAAAAAGGTTTTCCTAAAAAGAAAAAGAAATAGTTATGTTAAATTTTCTATTGCCTTTAATGAAAAATCCTCTGGCTAAATTAGTCGTAGATAGAAGCATTAACGCTATCAATCATTCAATGGAGAAAAAGAAAATCATTAGGGCAAAAGAAATTGAAGCAGAACAAAATGTAAGTTTAGAACAAATTAAAAGTTCAAACTCTAGTATTAAAGATGAAGTATTAACTATAAAAATAACTTTAATCTTTATTGCTTTATTTATTCCATACACACAGCCATGGATGGAAAAAGGATTTGAAATCCTAAAAAATGCACCACAAGAATTTTGGTGGGCTGTTCTAATTGTCTACTCTGGAAGTTTTGGTTTATCCACTGTTAGCAAAATTAGAGGAAAAAAATAACTCACACACTCTTCTTTAAGAGGAGTGAGCCTTCACAAAGATAAAAATTGCCTCGAATGTTTACTTGCGAGTAAACAATAAGAGATAACTCTTTGAAGTATGTGCAGGAACTAAAAACAAACCAATCATAATTTAAAGGAGAATAATTATGGCAAACGCAACAGTGTCCAGAATTGGACAAGTAAATGGTGCTAACGATGTCAATCAACTTTTCTTAAAAGTATGGTCAGGTGAAGTTTTAGCTACTTTCATGAGAGAAAACAAAATGCTTGGTATGACCCAAGTAAGAAGTATCTCTTCTGGTAAGTCAGCACAGTTCCCAGTAATTGGAACAACTTCAGCTAGTTACCATACTCCAGGAAATGAGATTGTTGGAACATCTGTTAAGCATAACGAAAAGACAATAAATATAGATGACCTTTTGGTTTCATCTGCATTTATTGCAAACATAGATGAAGCTAAAAACCATTACGATGTAAGAAGTACATATACATCTGAAATGGGTAGAGCACTTGCTAATACAGTAGACAAAAATCTACTTCAATTAGCTGTGTTATCTGCACAAGCTTCAGCTACAATAACAGGTGGTTCGGGTGGAACTCAAATCACAGACGCAGATGCTAACACAAATGCTACTTCACTAATCGCATCAATTTTCGAATGTGCTCAAGCACTTGATGAAAAAGATGTACCTAGCGAAGATAGATTTTGTGTGGTCAAGCCAGATATTTATTATCAAATCGTACAAAACGATAAGATTTTAAATAGAGACTTCGGTGCAAATGGTAATGGTGTTTACTCTGATGGTACAGTAATTAAAGTTGCTGGTATCAACATTGTTAAATCAAACACTGCTGTCACTGCATACGCAGATAACTCGGCTTCAGTATCTGGAACTAATAACACTTATAATGTAGATGCTTCAAATGTTGTAGCTACAGTTTTCCATAAGAGTGCCATCGGTACTGTTAAGCTAATGGATTTAGCTATGGAAAGTGAGTACGATATTAGACGCCAAGGCAGTCTAATGGTCGGAAAAATGGCATTAGGAAGTGGCATAATTAGACCAGAAAGTGCAACGCTAATTAAAACAGCATAATCACTTTAACGAATACATAGGCGCAGAGATTAACACAGACAATCTGCGCCTGTGTTATTAAAAAATTTATGGCAACAATCACAACAAGAACTACGCAGTTAGAAGCAATTAATACTATGCTTTCAACTATAGGAGAAGCTCCAGTAAATACATTGTCTGGTTCATTACCTACAGATGCAAGTATGGCTAAAAATATTTTAGATGAAGTAAATAGAGAAGTACAATCAAGTGGTTGGAAATTTAATACTTCATACAAAGCAACATTAAGCAGAAACACAGACAACAAAATAGTTGTAGCTAGTGATGTCATGTTAATAGAATTTAATCCTTTAATAGAAAGTAAAAGTTCTTATGACCCAGTTATAAGAGGAAACTTTTTATTTAATTTAGCAAAAGAAAGTTATGTATTTGATAAAAACTTTGACAATGTAACTATTGTATCTTTATTAGATTTTGAAAATATACCAGAACAAGCAAGAAGATATGTAACAATAAGAGCATCAAGAATATTTCACGACAGAACTTTAGGAGCAAATGCTCTACACAGATTTAGTCAGCAAGATGAATTAGTTGCTTTATCAATATTAAAACAAGCAGAAGCATCTGTAGCAGACCATAATATATTTAATAGTTATGACCAGTACACAACAGTTGCAAGAAGCAGGTCTTACAAACTAATAGATTAATGCCTTTAATAACTAGAAGTATCCCTAATTTAATTGGGGGAGTGTCTCAACAACCAGAAATTTTAAGATTAGAAAATCAAGCAACAGAACAAGTTAATGGTTTTTCTGGTGTAGTTGAAGGTCTAAAAAAAAGACCTCCGACAGAGCATGTAGCAAAGATTTTTAATTCAACTTTAACAAACGCTTTTATTCATACAATTAATAGAGATACAAATGAACGATACATTGTGGTTATTAGTAATGGCAGTGTTACTGTGCATACTGTTAATGGAGTTTCTAAAACAGTTGTAAGTCAAACAAATGCTTCTAATTATTTAACTTCTAGTAATCCTAGAACAGACTTTAAAGCACTCACAGTTAATGATTACACATACATATTAAATACAAGTAAAACAGTAGCTATGGACAGCTCAACAACAAGTCCAGCTAAAATAGAACAAGCAGTTTATACAGTAAATCAAGGTATAAATGACACGCCTTATTCAATAACAGTTGATGGAACTACCTATTCATTTACTTCATCAAATTCAAATACTAAAGATATTAGAAATGGAGTTAAAGGTGCAGTAAGTGCATCTGGTGTAACTTTAGCTGATATTGGTGATAGTAGTTTTTCACTTATAAAAGCATCTGGTACCTTATCAGTATCAGCTTCAGATGGTTATGGTAATCAAGCTTCACAAGTAATTAAAGACACAGTACAAAATTTTACAGATTTACCAGCACAAGCAATTAATAATATGGTTGTGGAAGTGCAGGGTGATGCTTCAAATAGTTTTGATAACTATTATGTAGTGTTTAAAACAAGCACTAATGTTTGGGAAGAAACAGTAGCTCCTGGCGTTGAGATTAAACTTGACCCAAATACAATGCCTCATGTTTTAATAAGAACTGCTGATGGTAATTTTAGATTTACACAAGTCGATGGTTCTAGTTATACAGTTAGTTCAACAAGTTATGATGTACCTTCGTGGGGTGAAAGAATAGCAGGTGATTTAGACAGCTCACCAACACCAAGTTTTGTAGATACAAAAATTAACGACATTTATTTTCATAGAAATAGATTAGGTTTTCTTGCAGATGAAAATGTTATCTTGTCTAGGTCTGGAGAAAATTTTGAATTTTTTAATGAAACAGTTACAGATGCTTTAGACACAGACCCTATTGATGTAAATGTATCTCACACTAAAGTTTCAATTTTAAAACATGCAGTTGCATTTGATGAAAAGCTTTTATTATTTAGTGACCAAACACAATTTATTTTAACTGGTGGTGCAAGTTTATCTCCAGGAAGTGTTTCAGTTAATGTCACTACTGAATATGAAACATTAGATACAGTGTCACCAGTTGGTTCTGGTAACAATGTATTCTTTGCTTTTAACAAAGGACAGTTCACAGGTGTAAGAGAAATGTATGTTGAAAGTGATGGAGAAACAAATCAAGGTGAAGATATAACAGCAAACATTCCTAAATATGTTCCTTCAGATGTTTTTAAATTTGCTATTGCATCTAATGAAAATATCTTAGTTTGTTTAAGTAGTAAGACAGGACAACTTAATAGTTTATATATTTATCAATGGTTCTTCTCTAATAGCAAAAGATTACAAAGTGCTTGGCATAAATGGACAATTGGTGATGATGATGACACTAAAATTTTAAATGTAGATTTTATAGGAACTACTTTATATTTAGTTATAGAGAGGTCTGATGGAGTTTATATTGAAACTGTTGATTGTGCTCCAGCTTCAGTTGATGTTGGAGAAACTTATTTAACTCATTTAGATAGAAAATTAAGTAATGCAGATATTACTGAAAGTTATGATGCAGGAACAAATTTAACTACAATAACTTTACCTTACACAATTGATGCTACTATGAAATTAGTAGGTAAAAGTGGAGCCTCAAATAAAGCTGGAAGAGATATATCTTTAGCTTCACAAACAGGAACTACTGTTACTGTAAGTGGTGATATAACAACCTTTAATTACTTTATTGGTGAACAATACCAATTTGATTATACATTTTCTCAACAATATCTAGCACTTGGAACTAACACTCAAGGCTCAAGAACAAGAATTAGAGAAGGTAGATTACAGATAAGAAACTGGACAGTTTCATTTAATGATACAGGATTTTTTCAATCTTCAGTAACACCAGTTGGTAGAGACGCTTCAGTTGCTACATTCACAGGTACCATTGTAGGTACAGGTTTAGCTGGTTCAGTTAATTTAGAAGATGGAGATTTTACTTTTGCAGTTCAAAGTAGAAATGAAAACTTAACTATTAGTCTTACTAATAATAGTCATCTACCATGTAACTTTGTTAATGCAGAGTGGGAAGGATATTATGTCTCCCAGGCATCAAATTCTTAAACCACACTTAAGAGTAGCTACAGAAGAAGATTGTATTTATTTATCTAAAAATTTAAGAGAAGAAGATATTAGAGAAATAAAAGCAGTTACAGGTTTACCAACATTATTATCATTATTAATTGGACTTAAAATAAGTTCAGTACCTTTAGTTATATGTGATGAGAATAGTAAACCAGTTGCTATGCTTGGTGTTGTACCTACTGGAGTAATTGGTTTTATTTGGATGGTAGGAACAAAAGATTTAAAAAAAATAAGCTTGTCTTTTTTAAGACATTCTAAAAAAGTTTGTGATGTACTTAAAGGAAAACATCAAGTTCTACATAACTATGTAGATAAAAGAAATAAACTTCATATCACTTGGTTGAAATGGATGGGATTTACCATTTTAAAAGAAGTTGATTATGGAATTGAAAATAGAAAATTTTATGAATTTATTAAAATATAATGTGTAGCCCAACTTTAGTAGTCGCTGGTGCATCTGCTGTTTTGCAATATCAAGTTGCTAATGAACAACAGAAGTCAGCACAACAACAAGCACAAAGACAAAATGAATTAGCATTAAAAAATAGAGATGCTAAAATTACAACTTCACAAAGACAGTTAATAGAAAAAACAAAAGCAAGATTAACTAGAATTGGTGATGCTGAAAAGACTAGCAGAAAGAAAAGGTCTATCTTTAAAACTAATAGAGAAAATATTACTGGTAATTCTTATGATTTTTTATTAGCAAATTATTATAGCACTGAAGGTGATTATAAGAATAGAGTTTTAGGAAATATTGAAAGAAGTAAATTTAATTATTTATATGGAACATTACCTGCAATAGATAATCAATATGAAGGTCAAAGCACTTATGTGCCTCAAGTAAACCGAGGCTACAATGCTTTAAATTCAGGATTAACTTTTGCTTCAACTTATTACGATTATAAATCTAAACAAAACAGATATGAAACTAATGTAGACCCATACGATTATGGAAGTTCTGAAAGTCTGTCATACGATGGATGGGAGGACTAATGGCTAAAAGAGACCCAAACGCAGAGTTTAATCAAATGCCAGAAATGACTATAGAAACTGTTGATTACAACATGTTCTATAAGCCAGAGGCAAAACCAGTTAGTGCTGGTTTACAACAATTATCTAAATCATTAGCTGGATTAGTGCCTTCTTTAACTAACTACGCTATTACTGAAGAAATTAAAGCATCAGAAAAAGAGAAAAACAAAGCAATAGCTGATTACAATTCTAACAAAAATGCTTTTAAAGATTTAGTCAAGTCTGGAAAAATACCAGAAGGAGCTAACCCTCATTACTTTAATAAAATGATGGAGTTAGATTTAACAAACAAAGCTAGAAAATTTAAAAATGAATTTGATTTGTTTGCTTCAGAAAATAGCCTTGAAGAAAATTTAACACCAGATGCTTGGAATGAAGTTTATGAAACTCAATTAAAATCTTTTTTTGAAAGAGAAAACATTGGTAAGTATGACCAAATAGCTCAAGCTAAAGCATTTTTTAATAATACTTCTGCTTTTAGAAATGAAAGAGAACAACAGTTTATGGCTAGTAGAATGTCTTTTATTAAAAAGAATACACAAAACAATGCCATTAAAAATTATGCTGGGATGTTTATTGAAGCTCAATCAGATGGATTAGATAATAATACTTTGTTTGGTAAAATTAAAGATGAAACAAAATCTTTTATGGACACTGGAACAAGTGGTGAAAGAGCTAATGATTTATTCCTAGGTGGTTTTAAAAAATATTTAGATGTAATTAATGACCAAGATGGATTTGATTATGCAAGACAAGTTCTTAATGGGATGGGTGACTTAAAATTAGGTACAGGTTATTTTGCTGGTGAAAAAGGTAGAAGAAGAAATGAAACTGTAAGATTAGAATTAATAGATGAGCTTAATGCTAAAGAGTTAGAATTTTTAGATGGAGCGAAAAAACTTTCTAATGTTAGAGACGATAGACAAAAACAAAAGTTAGGTGAAGATTTCTTTAGAGCATTTAATGAAGAGGATTTTGATTTATCAACTTTTAATAATCAATTAATTGAAAATGATAATGGTGAGTTAGTTTCTAAATATACTAAAAAAGACCAATTTTATATTAGAGGTTTAAATGAAGCTTTACAGAAAACAGTTACAATAACCACAAGTGACATTGGTGCCTTACAAACTTTAATAGAATTAGAAGAAAACAATCCATATCTTGTAAAACAAAAAGCTTCAGAGTTTGCTAGAGATGGAAAGTTAAGTAATTCTGATTTTAAATATTATTATAATTCTACAAATAGAAAACAGATTACAGAGAAAAATAATTTCTTTATTTTAAGTTCACCATTTCAAGATTACATGTCTTTGTTTAAAGATAAAAACATAGCAAGTGTTCCTGGATTTGCATTGGAGTTACCAATGTTAAAAAGTAAATTTAATACAGATATGGTTGCTTGGCATAGAGAAAATTCTACTAAAGAAGAATATAAAGACCAACCTTACAAATACCAAAACGCTTTTGATGCCCAAGTTAAATTCTTAATGGGGGATATATTAGCTGACAGTAAATTTATACAGGCTGTCTACGATACTTTTGGTATGGAAATATCTAAAAAATATAGCATCGTTATTGAACGAAGAGGAGACGCATTATAACAATGGCACAAATAGTAAATAGAAATGGGCAAGAGTTTCCATTTCCAGACGATTATACTCAAGAGCAGATAGATGCTTACTTTGATAATTTAGAAAACAATAATCAAAATACAGAGGAACCTAAAGAAGAAGAAGAGGGCAGAGGTATTTTAACTGATGTACCAGTTCAAGCTGTAGGTGGTGTTACTGATGCTAGTAAATCTGCATTAAGATTAGTTGAAGGTGTAGGCCAAGATTTAAAAAGAAAATTCAATGTTGGTGGTTTTACCTTTGGTGATAATGCTAGTAATGGTTTTGCAGAATATCATACTTATGACGATGTAATTAAAAACAATATTAAATTACCTGTATCTGGAGACCCAACTAAAGTTGGTGATAGTGCATTTGAAGAAATGCTTCCAGGCATAGATGAAGCCGATACATTAACAGGTTCAGTCACTAGAAGTATGTCACAATTCTTATCTGGTTGGTATTTAACTAAACCAGCTAAAGCTTTAAGATTTGCTTCAGGTGGAAGTAAAGTTGCTAACTTTGCAAAAGCTTCTACTAGAGGAGCAGTTGCAGACTTTGTAGCTTTTGATGAAGAGACAGGAAGATTTATGGATATGGTTAATACAAACTTTCCATCATTACAAAATCCATTATTTGAATATTTATCTTCAGAAGGTAAAGAAGAAAGTTTTTATGAAGCAAGATTTAAAAATGCACTTGAAGGAGCATTATTAGGTGGAGTAGTAGAAGGTACAATAAGAGGTACAGCTCCATTCTTAAAAGAACAATTATCAGGATTTGCTAATTGGATTAAATTAAAAAGAAAAGCAATAGCTGGAGATAAAGTAGATATTTCTAAATTAGCAAAAGTAGAAAAAGAATTATTAAAACAAGCTGAAGAAAACTTTACAGCTTCAGGTAAGAAGAGCACACAAAAATTAGTTGAAAGTATTATTAAAGATAGTGGTTCAGATAAAATTTCAGGTGTTGTTAAAGATATTCAAAAAACAGCTACAGATGAAGTATTAAGTAAAAGAATAGTTGATAATTTTTCTGGCTATATGGAAAGAGTTAGAAAAGGTGGAAAGACAAATTGGAGAACTATTGATGAAGCTTTAGATTTAGGTTTATCACCAAGAGCCTACGCAGATACAGACTTTTGGAATAATTGCATTAAACGCTATTAGAAAAGTTATTAATTCAGAAAAGAAATTTGATGTGATGTCTACAGAAATTATTGAAAGACAAGCAACAAAAGCTGGTTATGACATTATTCAAACAACTAAAATGTTAGGCCAACTTGGTAAGAAAATGGAAGAAGGTCTTAAGTTTATGTATGGCTCTCAAGCTATTCAACAAAACCTTGCAGATGCTCTATACAAAATGTCTGTCGGTTTAAAGACAGGAACTAAAGAATTTACAGAAAATGAAGCTAAAATAACTACTGCTTTATTAATGAGACTAATGAGATTTGATGACAAAGTTGCAACAAATCTAGGTAGAGGTCTTAATTTAAGAGGAATATTAAAAGACAGAAATGTTGATTTAGGTAATGACCAAATACTAGGTTTAGTTAAAAACATGGATACTTGGCCAGGAGATTTTAAAACTTTTATTGATGGCATAGCTCAAGTTAGAGATAAGAATATGCTTTCAAGAATAGTTGATTTCATGTTTAGAAATAAATTTTGGAATAGAGCCAATGAAGTATGGATGTCATTTGCATTATCAAATCCTAAAACACAAATAATAAATGTCGTATCTACTGCTAATAACTTATTTTTAAGACCAGCTCAATCATGGGTAGGAAGTAAATTAACTTGGGGATTAGATGATTTCACAGTAGGAGAAATGAAAAAACATGGAACAGATATTGCTCATACTGTTGCTGGATACAGAAGTTATTTATCAGACGCATTAGTATTTACAAAAAAAGCATTTAATGATGAAGACAGTATTTTATTTGCAGGTAGTACAAAGTTTGACACAAATACAAAAGCATTAGGAGATAGTAAGTGGGCTAAAGGTATTAGAACTCCTTTAAGAGGTCTTACTGCTATGGATGAATTTTTTAAACAAATTTCTTATAGAGCAAGATTAAGTTCAATATCAACTAGAGAAGCAATTGAAGCAGGAGCTTCACAAGATAAAATTGTAATGAAATTACAGGATGGAACTAAAATTTCTGAATTTGATGAAATGGTTGCTAAAAGATTTAGAGCAGGCTTTGATGAAAGTGGTGTAATTGCTATGGACAAAGAAGCTTCAAGATTTGCTAAAGAAGTTACATTTACAAAAGAATTAGATGGTGTTCTTGGTTATATACAAAGAATAACTAATGAAGTGCCAATCATAAAACAGATTTTACCATTTGTAAAAACTCCAGCTAACCTTGCAATACAAGCAATTGAAATGACACCAGCAGGTCTTGTTGGAAAGAATTGGAAACATTTTACAGGTGCATCAAGAGAAGCTGTTAAGATTGCAGAAGTAAGAGGAAGAGTGGCTGTTGGAACAACAATATTAAGTTCTATTGCTATGTTAAATTTAACTGGTGCTATTACTGGTGGTTATCATCCAGATAAAAATATTAGAAGATTACAACAATCACAAGGCTTTCAACCTTATTCAATTAAATTAGGAGATACTTTTATTGAGTATGGAAGATTAGACCCAATAGGTATGTTAGTTGGTTTAGTAGCTGATTATGGAAATATCTATAGTGACCTTAATGACAAAGATAGAGAGAAAGTAGAAAACAATCTTTTATCTTTTATGGTTAATCAACAAACTGGTGCTGAAGAAGATTTAAGTATGGGTAATAAAATTTCTAATATGACTATTGCTGGACTACAAAACAGCATTTAAAAATATTGCATCTAAAACTTATTTAAAAGGTTTAGTTGATTTTGTTACTTCATTTGATGGAAACCAAGTAGATAAAAAAGGTGCTATGGTGGTTAGAAAATAAAGCAGGTTCTTATGTTCCTAATATTTTATCTAAAGTAATGAATGACCCATTCTTAAGAGAAACAGATGGATTTATACAAGCATTTCAAAAAAGACTTAGGTGGTGTTGGTTTACCTAAAACTTATAATTTACTTGGTGAAGCAATAGTTAATTCACAAAATGCTCCAGGAAGATTGTTTAACAGTATGTTTAATCCAGTGTCTATTAAAGGACAAAAGGATGACAAGGTTTTAAAATCATTTATTGAAAATGATATTAACCTTCCAGCTTTAGAACCAAAAATTAAAGGTGTGGATTTATCTAAATTTCTAAACCCAAAAACAGGTAAAACTGCATTTGAAGAATATAATGAATTAATTGGTAACTCTGGATTAAGAAAAAGTTTAGAAAAATTAGTACAAAGTAAAAGATATAATGATGCACCTACTCGAGTTGTGCTAGATGAGAATAATAAATTTGGTGGTAAACAAGCTATTGTTTACGATAAGATTAAATTTTATAGAGATTTAGAATTTAATAAAATTCAATTTTCTAGCAAATATGTTTCTAAAATGAACCCAGATATTACATTGGGTCAAGCGTACATTAACAAAGGCATTATCACTACAATAGGTAAAGCCACTAATAAATACCCAAAAGTTAAAACAGGAATTTACGATTTTATAGACCAGAGCAAGTAAGGTCATAAGAGGACACTTTAGATATATAAACCATGTCATTTTTAGCTCGTGTGTCGTACACAGCAAATGGAAGTACCGACACATTTTCATTTTCGTTTCCTTATATTCTATCATCACATGTAAAAGTGTATGTTGGTGGAGTACAAGATACTGGCATTACATTTCCAACTACATCTACAGTTCAATTGTCATCAACGCCAGCTAATGGAGCTGTTGTTCTTATTCAAAGAACGACACCTTCAGATGCTAGGCTGACAGACTTTCAAGATGGGTCGGTTTTAACTTCAGCAGATTTAGACCAGAGCGCAGACCAAAACTTTTATTTGTCTCAAGAGACTTCAGATAATGTTGCTTCTAAATTAAGCCTAGATGCTTCAGACAGATTTGATGCAATAAATAAAAGAATTATAAATGTTGCTAACCCAGTTGATAATAATGATGCTGTTAATAAAACTTATTTAGAAAACACATGGTTATCTACTACAGATAAAGCTACTCTAAATAATGTTAATAGTAATATTACAGCTATAAATACAGTAAATAGCAATATATCAGCTATTACCACAACAAATTCTAATGCTACAAACATCAACACAGTAGCAACCAACATTGGTTCAGTAAATACAGTAGCAACAGATATTACAAAAGTAATTGCAGTAGCTAATGATTTAGCAGAAGCAGTTTCAGAAGTAGAAACTGTTGCAGATGATTTGAATGAGACAAGTTCGGAGATTGATACAGTAGCTACTAATATTGCTAATGTTAATGTAGTTGGAAATGATATTACAAATGTTAATTCAGTAGCAACCAATATTGCAAATGTAAATGCTGTAAATTCTAACGCTTCTAATATTAATGCAGTAAATTCAAATTCAAGCAACATCAATACAGTTGCAGGTCAAAATTCAAATATTACAACACTAGCAGGAATATCAGCTAACATCACGACAGTTGCAGGAATTTCTAGCAATGTGACTTCGGTTGCAAACAATGAAACAAATATTAATGCTGTAAACTCTAACAGTTCAAATATTAATACAGTAGCAGGTGCAATTACCAATGTTAATAATGTTGGTGGTTCAATTGCTAACGTAAACACAGTAGCTACAAATATTTCTAGTGTAAATGATTTTGCACAAAGATACAGAGTTCAATCTGGTACACCAACATCAAATAATGATGTAGGAGATTTGGTATTCGATACAGCTTCGAACACCATGAAAGTCTTCTCGTCAGGTGGTTTTATAAATGCAGGTTCTTCAGTAAATGGAACAGCAAATAGATTTGAGTACACAGCAACAGCAGGACAAACGACATTTAGTGGTGCAGATAGTAATGGAAATACTTTAGCCTACGATAGTGGATTTACAGATATTTATTTAAATGGTGTAAAATTAGCAAATGCAGACTTTACAGCAAATACAGGAAACAGCGTAGTACTTGCTAATGGTGCTTCGGTTAATGATATTTTAATGGTGGTTGCCTATGGCACTTTCCAATTATCGAATTTTAGTATTACAGATGCTAATGATGTACCTGCAATAGGAACAGCAGGACAAGCATTAATAGTTAAT